AAAGTATTCCGTTTCAAACCCGTCTTCGTCTTCGGGTGCATAAGTAGAGAAGGATGATCTGAACTCGTCCTCCGTTGCGTCATAATCCCAGTACCTATCAACAGTCGCTCCATCATCCCAATCGGACTGAACGTCTTTCTTCTTTCCCTCTGCTTTGGCTTTACTCTTTTCACCAGTACCAGCACATTTATTCCCGGGCTGAAAACCCTGCTTACCTCCGACTGCACCTGTTCCGCAGTTGCGGCTCTCTTCCTCAGAAATACCAAGATGCAACTCCAACTCCTTGAAGAAGTCATCATCAAGAATGCTTTCGTCTATCGGTAGTGATGAAACTCTAGTATTCATTTTCTTTCCGGAAAATCATCTGCGTATTTTCTTGGATCGTACCCGTCTGCGATTATGTCATCGAGATATCGCAGGTCCATCGTGTCCATATACTCAAGAAATTTTTGGGTACTTGATTTCTTTGTCACAAAGAAATACATAGACCCAGCATCTTCTGACACCCACGCCCTTGAGCCGGGAACTTTTTTTGCTAACTTTTTTGCGAGAGTTGTATAAAGCTTTGTCCTGCCTATCCCGTCATTGACTGTTGCACTAAATTCAAGACCGGGAACCGAAGGGTCTTCAAACAAAGAGATTGCCCTATTAGACACCTCACGAATTATAGTCATCGCTTGACCTTTATTCGTAACATCCATGTCTGAATCTACTGAAAACATCAGTCCTCTTGGTGCAGCAAACTCCCAGTCCTCATCGTCAAACATATTTGCTGTAAGTTCTCCATCGGGCGGAGAAGTCATCTTGACTACATGGCTAGGGGTAACGCCACCCTCAACATCTGCGTACCCCCTCATCTTTACATAGAATTGATTCTTAGCAGTTTCACCCCTGTCGATTCCGGGGTACGTTTCTGTTTTTTTCTCTTCTTTATTCCAAACTTTAGTATTCCATCCTGCTTCTTCCGCATTCTTTCCATCGTCCCAATCGGAATGAACGCCTTTCTTCTTGCCTTCTGCTTTCCCCTTACTCTTTTCACCAGTTCCAGCACATTTATTCCCCGGTTGAAATCCCTGCTTGCCTCCGACTGCACCAGTACCGCAGTTGCGGTTCTCAATGGAGTCAAACATTCTTTCAATTTCCTGCATAAAACTTTCATCGTTTAGCAGTTCATCAAAGAAGTATGTCTTCTCAACTTGATCTGGCACCTCCATGAACCTGTAGTAGATACCCGTATTGTCTGGTATCTGGTCCCACTGTTCATCTACGTCATCACCATCATAAAAATCCAAACCATCAGTGGGATTGAAAAAATCATTGATTTTTTTCACAGGCAGGTCTTTTGATTTTTTCCACTTGTAGCCCGAAGATGTTTTATCCGCCATCTTTACCTTTATCTCTTCCCACAAGCTTTTTTTAACAACTGAAAAAGCGAGGTTTCCACCAAGAGTCGGTTTTGCCAAAGATATTCCATCGTATTTATTTGCAAGCATCTCTGACATTCTCTTATAGAGCTTTGCTCTGCCCGGGCCATCATCTAAGTCAGAGGTAAAAATTAGACCGGGAACATTATCTTCTTGAAAAAGAGAAGTAGTCCTGTTTGCAACTTCTCTTATCACTTTCATTGCCACCCCACGACCTTTACCGGTAACTGCTTGGCTACCATTTACCTCAAAAGATAAAGTCCTCGGATGAATCTCACCGCTCCCTGACGAAACAATGCGAACATCAATTTCCTCATCATCAACAGCATTTTTCACAATAAAGCGATTCCTAGAACGCTCCCAAGACTCCACTCCCGGTACATACTCTCTGCTTTTCGACTTCCAATATTCCCATCCTGCTTCTGCCGCAGTCTTTCCATCGTCCCAATCAGAGTGAACGTCTTTTTTCTTTCCCTCGGCTTTCCCTTTACTCTTTTCGCCAGAACCAGCACATTTATTCCCCGGTTGAAATCCCTGCTTGCCTCCGACTGCACCAGTACCGCAGTTGCGGTTCTCTTCTTGGATTTCCTTGTTTTCCTCGAAGTCCTTGTCAATCAGGGCATCGAGTTCCGCAAAGAAATCTTCGTCAAGAAGTTCTTCTGTGATAAGTGGTGCTGCTTGCATCATTCGTCTTCAGGATTTGATAGATCAATCGATTCGGCGGTCTTGTCCTCGGCAGGTTTAGCCAGCTTTGGCTTGTAAAGAACTCCCTGTGTTCCGTTTGTGTCGTAATTAACACCGGGAATCTTAGAGGCCAACTTCTTTCCAAGGTAGTTAAACATCTTGTCTCTTGAATCACGAGCATCATCCTGCATCGCAGTCCACTCAACTCTTTGAACGTGATCCCTCTGCACGAACGCAGTAAGTTTTTGAGTAACGCCACGCATCAATTCCATAGCTTTATACCTAGCACTCTCCGGGCTGAACTCGTGATAAAGATTCTGATTAACGTAGAACGTAGCTTCCCAATCTTTTGCTTTCGGGCTTGGGAAACTACGGGGAGACAATTCAACAGTGACCTTACTTCCATCTGAAAGGCTGAAGTCCTGCCTGTAATCTCCTGTTACACCTTCATACGATTTATCCCACGATGCCGAATTGGAAGAAGTCCAATCAGAATGAACGTCTTCCTTTTTCCCTTCGCCCTTCTTTTGAGACTTGGACCCATCGCCAGCACATTTGTTGCCAGCTTGGAAACCTTGCTTTCCTCCTAAAGCACCTGTTCCGCAGTTGCGACTCTCTTCGGAAAGTTCTTCCGCTGCTGCTTCGTCGTCAACCTCTTCATCCTCTTCACTGGCTTCGTTTGTTACTTCGAGGCTTTCTTTAGGCATCGGCTCACCAGTGAATGGATCAACCATCTCGCCTTGTTCTTGAGGAAGGCCCGGACCCGCTGCTTCTTCTGGCTTTTCGTTCGTGTCCGCGACAACTTCCTCGACGTAGGAATCTGGTATTGAAGGGAAAGAAGCTTTTATTAAAGCTTTTGCTGCTTTTTCCCCAATCAGTCCCCCGCTGTATTGTTCTAGTATTGTCAGAAGTCCGGTGATCTGCTGACCACTCATAGAAACATCTGCAACATTTCCTTCTCCCGGTGGATCAGAAGACTCACCACCATCCCCATTGATCCCTTCTTCTGTTAGCATCTCTTTCATTTGCTCTGTCTGAGCAACTGCTGAGTCTCCCTTTGCATTCGCTTCATCAAGGGTCTGCATGTTTAGTTGAATAAATCTTGCATCACCTTCGGGGATTGGGTTTAAGGATTCCCACGCTCGGAGTTCATTGATTGAAGTGACTCCAAGATTCCACATGGTCGTATAGTAAGACGCTCTCGCTGAAACATCACCACGCAATAACTGCCTTGGGTCAAACTCAACAAACAAATCTTTGTCAACTATTACATCGCGACCTAAGCAGGCTTGGATTCTTGTAAGCCAAGGTTGAAGAGTATGCTGCAAGAAATCGATTGATTGTTGTTCGATGTTGCTGAATGAAGATCGCGATAAATCTCCAACAAGATGAGGAGGGCATCGGAAGATTCTGCATATCTCTTCGACCTGCATTCTTCGAGTTTCCAAGAATTGAGAGTCGCTGTTGCTACTCCCTAACTCGTGAGCCTTTAGTCCACCCATTAAAACAGCAGTACGGAAGGCATTATTGCTTGACCGGTGCATTCTCTCCCAGTTTTCGCGTAGTGCCGTAGCGGAACTCTGATCAAGAACTTGGTCAGTCTCAAGACAAATTCCCGGCATTGCACCATTTCCAAAAAATGCACTGCCATGAATCTCGCAGGCACGACTTAGAGCAATAGCATCCTGAGAAAGTTGGACCGGAACCATTCCAGTAACACCATCATCACTAAGCCAGCGAAGATGAACAATCTTATCTTGAGAGTAGACAACCTGCTTTCCTCTCTCTTGCGTATATGTATAACGAAGCCTTCCGTTTTCGAGCCTCTCGCACTGAACGCGAGTTGGATGGAGAGGTATAAGTTCAGTGGCGAACCCTTTCTTTCCACTCTTGATATACGAGTAAGCATTTCCGTGAAGAGTCACATGCAACATCATCTGCTCAAAAAACTCATACGCTGTTTGCCAAGAGTTCGGAGCAGTGTTTAGGACATCAAACAAGGGATGCTCAGTTGCTAATTCCTTACCCCCGTCTTTTGTTTTCCTGTATAGGTTGCAGGGGAGACTTGCTACTGACTCACCAAGAACTCGAACACATGCAAGAACTGTTGTTGATTGCAGTGCAGTGTCCGGTGTGATACGAATTCCAGATGGATTTCTTTGAGACCGAGAAGGATCGAGATTGAATCCCTGCCAACTTCTCTTTTCCTCAAGATGCTCCCTCTCTTGTTCGGGTAGCCAAAGTAATGAGGCCGCGTTTTCGTATGCTTGTTTGATCATGATTTCCTTACATCACAAATATTTGCGGAATTGGTTTAGCCTCTGCTGGCTGGAACGTACTTGCACCAGCAAGGCCCATGATCAGAGCAACAATGCCATCCACTCGCTGCACTGAGTTCTTGAAGTTTTTAACTGGACGAATATTTCCTGCTGGGTCTGTCTTAACAGAAACATTCATTGCGTGATTAGTCAGCAATTTGTTTCCATTGTGTCGTATCTTCTGACTAGCAACTAAGTTTTCCAAAAGTTTACTTGGGGCACTCATGTGAGCCATCCCCTGAGAAAACCCTGTCACATTGAATCCGTCCTGTTCGCTCAACTGAACAGACAACTGATTTGCGTTCCATCTATCAATAAAAATTCCATCAATCTTGTAGGAATCATTTAACTCGTTTATGTCTCGTCTTATCTGGTCGTAATCACATATATCACCCTCGGTGAATGATAAACCTGTACCAGCATCCTTGCTCCACATCAAGTAAGGAAGTCGATCTCTTCTCTCCCTTTTTTCAGCGTTTAATTTCGGAATCCAAAACCTAGCTAAAACGTCATAAGTAACAGACCCATCGTTTTCTTCGAAAGGAAAAACCATCACGGCAGCACTAGTATCAAAAGTGGTTGCTAGATCGAGTCCCAGAACGCATGACCGACCAACCAAAGATTCCTTTGGTGGCAAAGCACACTTATCCCAATCGTCCATGTCGAGCCACCTTGTCTCCTGCTGAGTCCAGCAGTTGAGACGATATCGCTTAAAGCTATTTTCTTTAGATAGAGAGTTTGAGCATTCCTTGAAAGATGCCTCAAAGTCCGTTTTCTTGATTGTGGTGCCCCACGATGGATTCGCCATCTTCCAATTCTTTTCTTCTTTCCAATCTCCATCTTCCGGCATCTCTGCTACGAACGAGTAAAAAGTCGGATCGTAGGTCCAATCCTTTTCGACTTGCTTTGCGTACTGGTACATCTCGTAGCAAACAGAATTTCGGTCATACCCTGCTGTGGTTGTGCAAATAAAGAATGGCGATTTTCTGGAACTCCCGGCCCATCGAACGGAGTCATATAAAAGTCTCGACTTTTGCGTGTGCAATTCGTCGAACAGAATATGACCATTAACACCTTCAACAGAACTTGCATCACCGGGAAGCACCTTAAACCAAGATTGCCTGCCTGCACAATTTATCTGTCGCTGTGTCCTGTTGATCTTGAACATCTTTGTAAGCTGTGGGGAATTAGCGATCATCATCTCAGCTTCGCGGAAGGATATTGAAGCCTGCCCGATATCGGACGCGACCGCAAACGTCTGCATCCCTTGTTCTTCAAGAGTGAGGAACAATGCCAACGCTGCAAGTGTTGTCGTTTTGCCGTTTTTCTTGGCTGTTGATACATACGCCGTCCGGTATCGACGAGTATCATCCTCAACTCTGAGCCACCCGAACAACTCGCGGAACATTGTTCTTTGCCAATCCATCGGAACAAATGGCTTGCCAGCGAAGTCACCCATCGTATGACGAACGAATTTTTCACAGAACTCCTCCAACCGGGTAGCGTGCCACTCCGAATAGTAGAAATCCTGACCCGCCTCAAGAGCCTGTTGCTTCGATAAAAGCTTCGATAGAGTCTTCGACATTGTGATTCTTATTTGCTTCCGTTGATAGGTACGACCTTGCACAAGGACTGAAACCAAACTCCTGAGCGAACTTCAAAAGCTTTAGAGACATATCCGAGACCTTCTTAAACCAAGGCTGTTCGACTGACTTCACAAGCCTAGTCGGATCATCCTCTGCATACTTTAGATCAAACCACCCGTGTTGTGCTGCCAATCTCTGGCATTCGTCCCAAGCATCGAGCATGACTGCGTATTCTTCCACCAGATTCATATCTACAGTTGCCATCAATTTCATGTGCAACAAATCGCTAACTGTTTTCTTCCAATGCTTTTTCTGATTTTGGGTTAGATGCTTTGGTGCCGGTATCTTGTCGCTGAGTACATCTGGAACTGGTTCGTCTTTTTTTATGTACTTATCACAAACTCCGTTCTGTATTTTCAGAATACTTGGCTCCCGCCTTTTGCCTCCCTTTGGTGGCCTCCCCCTGCGTTTCCCCCTTCTTTCTTCGCTGTTGTTTTCTAGTTGGTCCATTAGATTTTCCTTATTTTTCTATAATTTCCTTATTTTCAGCAGTTCAAACAAAACCCAGATACAGGTGCAGAAAAAA